GAAGCACCAACCTGAACTACTTCTAAGCTAGCACCTTGCTGAAAACTACCACCAGTATTAACACCACTCCACCATATCTGTCCTAGTAATTCCCCGTCAGCAGTTTCAGCCTCAGTGCCTATGGTATCACTAGCGGACTTTCTGAATTGAAGTGTACTTGCCAAAGTATTTCCCGCTGCATAAGTATCATAATAGAATGTATTAGATAAAGCTCCTCTGGCTGTATGCATTGTAGAGCCAGCCCGTGGAGTAATATTTATACCCATATTCCACTGATGAGCAGTATGGCCAACTGTAAATCTTTCATCGTTCTGATCAAAACTGTATACAACATCCTCTCCATTCTCTATTCCGAATATACTACCGCCAGCGTTTCCAGCACCAGCAGACCCTTGGTAATAATACCAAGTAGGACATATTGACAGGTCAACATCGCCAGATGTGTAATTGTAATTGCTAGTCTTTTGAATACTATGTGATCTATTTCCTAAGAGATCTCCGTATATCTCAAAATTTCCTCCAATTGCAGCAGTAAAAGGGACACCGCCACCACCACCACCCATATTAATATTCTCATTAATACCTAGCAACATGGTTGCAGGAGTCGTGCTACGATCAAATACACCAAGTATAGTCGATTCTTCTGATCCAGAACTATCGTAAACAAGACCTGCGGCCATTATACTAGCACCTCCTAAAGAATACGAGCCTATATAATATCCACTTAAAGGATTAGCTCCGGCTTGTGTATTATGAAATCTAGTCTCAAAACCCGGAACTCCAATACCTAGACCGTCGGTCGTGGCTTTTAATTGATATATATCTTTTTTCACTCCACTAACTAGGACAGAGTGTTCCACGCTTCCATTACTAGCGTCTACCTCAGTCATAGTAATACCAGCGTGGGTATTGCTACCGTCTAATAACCAGACGTCATCAGCAAGTGATCCGCCGTCTATATTTAAAGCCCAGTTTGAGCCATCTGGATTCTTACCAGATACAAATATCGCTAAGAGATCTCCTAGGTCTATCTTTTTAGCATCTGCGTATGATAAATTAGCCATGTTATTATGTTAGATTATATTTGCATCCCCAGTTACTCCCGTCAGCATTCTTGCCGGACACGATAGTTGCTTGTAAGATTTTAGCACCTATTTTTACAGCATCTGCGTATGATGGTGCTGTAGTTCCAGAAAGCGAAGCGACTTTAATAGACCAGTTACTCCCGTCTGGGTTTTTCTCTGATACTACAACGGCTTCAAGATCGCCACCGTCTATCTTTTTAGCTTCCGCTAGAGATAAGTTGGGCATGTTTGTAAGATATGCGCCCTAATACTTTATTATATAATATTTTCTATGGTATCCCAAAACTTATCTGGGATCTTATCGTTTATGTTTCTGATCTTCTCATAATTGCTCCAGTCCCAATCGTATGACAGCGCACCGACATTATCGTTCCCAATGACATGACATCCTGATAAATAGGCCTCCATAATAGTTCTTCCAAACGGTTCAACTTCATCAGGGAGGTGTATAAGTGCTTTAGCCTTACGATACACCCTACATAGTTCTAAGTGAGTAGCTTTACCCATATACTGACAATTTGGGGTACTCTTTATTTTAGCTAGTATATCGGCATTATCCCACCCATAAAATAGGATCCTGTCTTTCTGTTGAGGTGCTATGTCTAAAACTTGTTCTATCCCCTTACCTCTTCTGAACTGACCAACCCAAATAATAACATCATCTCGATCTTCTTTTACGTAGTTAAAACCAACGATTGGGGATGGTTGGAGATATATCTTGCTATCGTCTGGGCAAGATGTTCTATAGCACTCTCTATGGGCTGGAGATAAGAATATATTAAGTAATGACTTATCAAAAAACTGTGGAAAAGTCTTATGATTGTAATTCAACCAATGATCGTGACAATAGCTTATATATCTACCATTAGTGACAATCTCGTTTATCTGTTCTGCTGTAAAACGTGTCATATTATTCAATATCCATAATCCGTCGTCTGCAAACCTAAAGTCGTCTGGTTGAATAATGACAACTTCGTGGTCTCTTGCAATACCGCTATTTATCATTATCTCATTAGTTCTTTGGGCGCCACCGATATGATCCTTAGTAGTATAATCGGCTAGCCAATAAATCTTCATTAGTTCGTAGCTATTATATAAGAATAATACTTGTCCTCGAACTCATCTATGATCTTCTTTTCCTTAAATAATTCTAGGAAAGACTTGTGTGTGAATAAGTGCAGGTGTCCATTTGCCTTATCTTTAAGGGGCTTATCCATCAGCTTCTTCTCTAGTGGGATGGTAGCCATTACAGCATGACTCACTCTGAATAATTCTTTCATCATCTTCTCTGGATCTAACGAATGCTCTATGCACTCAGTAGCCAAGACGACATCAAAGCTCTGGTCAGGAAACAACATCTTGTCCCAGTCAGCAGTCATGTATATTACATTATTTGCATTTTGAATGCACCTATCTACTTTATTCTTACTAATATCAGTACCGACAACCATAGCAGCTCCATACTCTACAGCATGCTGACAATATATTCCCTCTGCACAGCCAACCTCTAGGAATCTAGTATTCCCGACGTATTTCTTTAATAGCTTCTTGACTGACTCAAAACGCTTGAGTGAATTGGGGTTAGCCTCCTCATTGAAATACATATTCTTCTGATGATCCCCCCTGGAACCCTCTGCTTCGTAAAACTTCTTAATATCCGTCTTAGTTACTTTCATCTAATTATTTTAATAATACACCTAGATTGCTAACAAATTTATCATAACCATACTCAGTATTAACGATGCAATTCTTAGGGTTCTTTGAAGCCCTGAGCATGTCATCGATAGTATCTGCAAACATGAAGCCAGTATCTCCAACCATCTCCTTGAAAGTTGGTAGCTCTTTACAAATAACTGGCTTACCAAGGACGAAAGCCTCAATAGCATAAATACCAAAGCCCTCGAATGAAGAGGTGCTTACCACTGCATCACAAGCATCAATAATACCAAACTTCTCCTTGTCAGATATGCTGTTATGTATTATAACATTCTTTAGATCAGCAATTACCTCTGAACCATGCTCAAATATGGATGTGATTATATGAACATTGCCCTTATACTTTGTAGAGAACTCTATTAGTTCATCAAAACGCTTTCTTCTTACCATGCGACTTATAAAGACCACACCACCCTTTTTCTTATATGGTTGCTTCTTCTGGATTGCCTTGCTATTCACACAGGGATGTAAAACCATGGTGTCATCACGATCGACCCACTTCGTGATTCCGTCAGCAGTATATTGGGAGCAGGCGATAATTTTACTAGACTTGTTCCTCAAAGAATCCTCGATAACCTCAAAGTGCTTTCTCTCTTGTTCATACTCTTCTAGTGTTAAGGAATCCTTAATGTTTGGCACTGCATCAAATACAAATTGCAGGCAGGGCTTATTAAACTTGTTAGATAAATCATTAGCTGCTTGTGTTCCCCAAGTGGGAAAACCAACATACATATCATACTTTTCACTTGGTACTTTATTTCTAAAATCAATACATATAATATTTACTCTATTATAGTCTATAAAGTCACCGTAAAAGACTGGCACTCTATTTGTATATAGATCTACTTTATGACCAAGGTCAATCAATGCTTGAGCCACGAAATAGGCATAGTATGCTCCACCCGTATAGTGCGGTTGATGTTCGCTATATAATGCTATTTGCATAATGTCTCATTAATAGTTTTGTACACTTCATCTACTGGTATTTTGTCACGCCAAGTAGCTACCTCTGGTGGTGGGACATCTGATGGCATGGTATAGGCAGGGGTAAAATCAGGAGGAGTAACTACCGCCGACTTATCCGCCCAAGGTGCATTCTTTGTGGGATTGGTAAATGTGAAGACTGAAATGGTGGGGATATTTATAAAAGAGGCTAAGTGCATAATACCGCTATCATTGCCAATAAAGAACTCGGCATCAAGCATTATATTTGCTAATTCTCCTAGCGGCATATTTATGATTGATATATAAGAATCAGTTAAATCTTTCATGTCCACCATATCCTCAGTCATCCCAACAACAACAGGTGTATATCCGTCTTTCTTTAACATGCTAAACAGTTCGCTATACTTATCAGCCCCCCAGTTCTTCCATTCCCAGAAACCACTATGGTCATAGCCCATGTGGCAGATAAAGTATTTATTACCTATTTTAGTATTAGTTGTGACAGCCATCTTCTTAGCGATGGTCTTATAAGCACCTGCCTTGCATCCTACTTGCTCCACCAGGCTGTTATTGACTGCTACTTCGTGAGTACCCCTAAAGTCGTTCATATCTATAATTACCTGCTCGTCTGCCATAGAAATTATATCATCATATCTATTATCGGCCAGGTACTTTATAGCAACATCGTATGACTGTAGTTCATCTGGTCTCGAATCTATATAGACAGCATTAAACTGGAGACTGTCAGCAAGAAGGCGAAAGACACTAGAACCTCTGCTGTAAGTATATAAATCAATCTGTGCCTTTGGATATTTCTTTCGTATAGACAGCATCGAGGGTAGAGCCATTATATTATTACCAAGTCCGGATGTCATAAATAAGCCAATATTTTCTATTCCGCCACTTTTCTTTTTATTGCCCTTTTCTTTTAGATCCCATCTGGCATCAAAGTCCATTGTCATGTCTGCTCTTACCAATTCCCCCCTAAAGGCTTTGAAGCTACTTTGGGCTAGGCGATAAGACTGCTCTGAAGACATATCGCCACGATAGAAGATAGCCTCCACATTATCATTCTCCCTTTGTATCTTTCTTATAACCTCCTTGCTAGTATTATCACTATTGTTGTCAACAAGGACGATCTGAAAATTATTGACTGTATTACGCTTGATACTATCTATCTTTCTAGTTAGAGACTCTCCACAGTTTTTGGTAGGGATGACAATCAATAAATCTCTTCTCCGAGCCTTATTCATCTTTACTGTCTCTGTTTGCATAGGATTGTTGACTATATTATATCGCATAGCTTTTTTAAATTCTTACAAATATCAAACTCGTCTAATAATATATTATAACACTTGTCAGCTTTTGGTTTATGGTATTCATAGGCCGACGCTACTAATAACATATTTGCAGCCAGTGCGTCAATATCAACACGTTGCCAATAACCTATATTACTATGAAAGTTACCAGAACAAGACGGGACAACCTTCTTACCGGGAGCAGTCCATAAAATAGGCAACTCTTTAAACTGAGACTTCATTGGCTCAATATCATTCATTATAACAGGAGTCCCAGTAGCTAGAGACTCTAGCGGGGTTATGCTATATCCCTCTGCCGTAGTTGGGAACACAAAAGCGTCGACTTCTGCGAACTTATCGGCTAGCTTCTGTATTGGCCATGCCTCTTGGATGATCTCTACATTCTCAATCATATTATATGGAAAGGTATTAGCGTATTGATACTGGCTCTTTAGAATGAGCTTAAATTTAGGATCCAATCCAAAGGCTAATTGAAAAGCTATTACTGCTTGTCTAAAGCCTTTTCTTTCATTAAATGCCTCATACATCATAAATGTAAAGGGGCGATCGGGAGTCTTTTTGACTGGCTTAAAAACATCTGCCTGATAGCCAAGCGGTACTATCTTACAATCTATATCAAATTCTCTCTTGAAGTTATTAGCATTCCATTGATTAGGGACAACGACTTCTGCATACTGATCGAGATACTTCTGCCACTCTGCTGGTGGAATTGCACTCTCAAACATAGTATAAATAATATTCCTTTTAGACTTCTCAGATGGGTAATTCTCTATCTGAGTAGGATGACCTAGATGTAATACCGTGTCAGCATCTTCTGTTATCTCAATATTTTGTGAAATAAAAAGACCACGTAGAACCTTATCAATAGTCCCGTAGCCATTGATCTGATTGCGCAGACCTCTATAGATTATTTTCTTCATGCCCTCATGTTATTAACCCCCCGTACTACTAGGGCATTGATAATACGGGGAGGAATAACACAAACGATTATGCTTGTATTTTCACGATATGATCTGCACGCATAGTCTTTACTCCATAAATTTCCTTTGGAGCAATTACATAACGCTGACGCAAGATATCCCAGTCAATGGTCTCCGAAGAGAACATATCATCTAACTGGACAACAAGTCCGATAGAAGATTTGTGGAACATCATGTTCTTATAACCACGAGGAGATCCGCCGTCGTTCTGCACTTGGTTTGTTACAAAGATGTCAACACCATACAGACGACCAAAGTACGATTCTCGGGTAGCTACGTTGTCGGTCAAAGTACCCTCTGTTAGTAACTGGAGTTTTCCAGCAACATCAGTGGCTAGTTCGATATCATCAAGATTACGCATAGTAGCAGCGGTATCAGGAGATATGATAGAATAGCGATTTGTTCGAGGTACATTAGACTCGTCTAATTTCTGGATGGATTCGTTCCAAACAGCTAAGGTGATGTCAGTACCCAAAGTACCTACGGTATGGGTAGCATTGTCAACTTGCTCTGCCAATTTCGTATCAATTGCCTTGGCCAGAGAAATACCTGCCTGAGTTGTATATTCAGCTCGGAAGGCTTCTTTTTGTGCTTGTACCAAATCCTTTTTGGTCATATAGAAAGCAGAGGTCTTACTCTGATCGATTAAGATGTCAGTAGTAGTACCTGTTATGTCTTGGACAGTGATCTCACTAGTACCATTAGTAGGAACATCTGAAGCATCGAGGGTAGTCACATTAGAAACGTGAATAGTATCTCCGACGGTCAAATTTGTTTCCCACTTACGGTTCACAAGGTCAGCCAAAACTAAAGCATTGTTTCGGGCTATTTGGGCTTCAGCATCCCAAATCTCCGGAATATAGGGGCTTAAATCATTTGCCATTGTAGTAAGTTAGGTTGATAAACAACCGGTAACTTATTTCAAAGCACCCTTATCATAAGCTGCATTGATCTCCTTTTCGTGCTTCTTAAACCACTCTAAGTCTCCTTTATGTTGCTTTATAGACTCTAGGCTCATTGCAGAGTCATCGTCAGAATCAGGATTAGCGGCGTGTCCGCTAGACTTACCTTTATTATCTAATAATCTATTAGCAATTTTTTCAGCTTTGAATGGGTCATCAACATCTATAAGTGATCTATCTTCTTCGGGTAACTTCTCAATAATCCGGTTTACTTCTTCTCTCTTACTGTCAAGCAACTTCTTGTGGTCATCAGCTAAAGGCTCTAATTCTTTGATCTTAGACTTATACTCGGCTACGGCGTCTTCGTATTTACCTTCCGCCTCAGCCTCCTTGATCTTCTTGTCCTCTTCAGCTTTTTCAAACTTTTTGATCTTAGCCTCAAGATCTTGCTTTTCTTTCCTTAAAGACGACACTCGAGAGATAAGTCCTTCGTCTTTTTTATCACTTTTGTTAGATGGTGAGACATCTGTGTTTTTTTCCGAGTCATTCTTCTCGTCTGCTTTTTTAGTTTCCATATAATATGAATTAAATAAAAGCTCATTTTGTTTATGGCTGATGATACAGCCGTCACTATTATAGGTCAGTGAGAACCTTTACATATATTATAACATAATCTATTCATCAGACAAACCTGGAGTATATAGATTATAATTATGCTTACAATTTGGGTGCAACATACCATCAGCAATAGCAGTCTCTATATTGGGGTATCCTGCCGTTGAACCAGTCAGGGACACAACTTTAAACTCCCACTTTCTACACTCTTCATGCTTTGAACCATATCCATCAAATTGGACTAAGTCGTACCCGTTTTGTAGATACCTATTACTGCGACCAAGCCTTGACGTATTAGCCAATTCTGTCCTAGTAACCATCTTTGAATAATTAGTCAGTGACCATCTCTTACCAGCCTTATCTTTGAGAGCATATATCTGGCCATCTACTAAAACATCATTAACTTTCTTGGTTATTTGTTGAATACTTTCACCAGCCGAAAGACCACCAACTATCTCTTGCTGAGTTTTCAGCCTAGTAATATCAGATATTATAGTTGAGAAGTTACGCTTAACTGTGCCATAAGAATCATTGAGGTTGGAGAATAAGCTATCTGACATCGCCTGCATAGCATCCTTATCTAATTTTGTTATATCAATAGTAGTCAGCTTAGCCTTAGCTGCCTTGATCTCCTCAATGGCGGAATTAGATCCCCTAATATAATGGTCTGGAACCCATCCCTGGACAAACCTCTTTGACCCTAAATTAAGGCTGGCCAGTATCCGATTAGCTTGTTTGTTGGCTAATACAAGACTAGCACCAGATAACAATATTGCAGAGAGCAAGATGGCTACCAATTCATCTTCTGCTTCCTTGGTAGACTTCTCTATCTCATCAACAGCCTTTTCATCAACTGTGAATTGCGGGCGTGCCATTTTATTCGGTTATTGGCTCTTCAATTTCCTCTGGTGGTTCCGGTAATGTAATAGGTGGAGGGGTAATGTCTCCAACAGTTGTTTCCTCTTGTATCTTTAATTTCTCCTCTTCCAGTTCATCACCAATGAATCCCTGCGCCTTTAATGATTGCTCAATTGAGATGATCCCCGATCTTCTCAATATCTCTAGCTTCTCTGCTAGTTCCTTTTCGTCTAATGGCAATCCATCACCAAATTCTATGTCGATATTGTCATAAAAGTCTTTGATCTCTATATTGTTGCCATTCAGTATATACATAACATACAGAATGTGCTTTATAGATCTTTCGTAGTATCTCATTCGCCTTTGAGACTTCGCCATCAGCCTGACCAATTTAAACTTCAAGGCTCTTCCTGATTCTGCGCTCCCACCATCAGCCTGACCAACAAAGGAAAATGGTATCTCTGTATCTCTTAGCACATCGCCAACAAGCATCTTAATATATTCAAAAGACGACGGCATTTGGGAGTTCCAGTCGAGGTATTTAGGCTCAAGAGCCATTCCGGCTTGTGGTCTTGACTCAAAGAGTTTAGCTGACCCCTTTTCATAATCTCCGTTAGCATCAACAGTACCAGGAGGGACAACCATCTTAGGATCTCCATGCGCATCAAGAGTCATAGAGGCTCTCGACATTCTCTCATTTATTTCCTCTAAAACAGAGGTAACACTCCTATAATCAGATACCCCAGACCATGTAGATAATTGTCCTAGATTAGGCGTATGTACTGACATAGGGATACCAACCTCATTCTCTTCTGTTGGCTTTAGATCTTCTCCGATACCACGAGTACCAAGAGCCACCGATACAAACTTATCATTAGCGGATTTTACAAATAATTCATTGGTTATGGTGACACCATCATCAGTCCTGACAAGATAGTATGTCTGCTTTTTTCCACCATCAGCAAAGGAAAATTCATATATAAACCTATAGGCTTGTATGTTCTTAGGATCGAAAGTATCGACAATAGGAAAGAAGTACTTAGGATGCACAGACTGCACAAATATATTATCATTGTCATTCTTATAAACATTAAGAACAGAATCTCCTAGATAACTATTAGACAATGAATCCTCATAAAGAACCTGGTGGAGGCCAAGACCCTTATTAGAGAGTAACGCTAAATTGTTTAATTCAGCCTCGATTTTAGGATCAGTATAATTTATCTTGAAGTCTTCTCCGAATATAAAATCAGCCGATATTGTGCTTATAGTAGTAGGAAGACCGGACTTTAGAAATGTAGGATTATCAAACTCTCTAGCTAAATCTTCTGGAATAGGGGGAGTAGACTCATATAGATTCTGGTGAATATTATATTGTATCAATCTGCCCTCGTCGCTTTCTGTTGGTGGGAATTTAAAATCGCTCATATTGTTTTCTTTAGGCAATGTTTACAAAGATAAGTAGATTCTCCACTATACTCTAGTGGCTTTCTGCGTATAGATTGACCGTTTCTAGCTTCCATAGGCTTTGCCTTTGTAGCTTTTCTCCAGCAGAAAGGACATGTTTTTAAACCAATAAAAGGATCGTTCACCGAATAGATGAAGACCTTTATTGCTCTTATAATTTTAGCTAGATTAGTCATAACAATTATCTACTCACCGCAGGGCAGATAATCTATATGTAATAATTATACCACACTACAATGTATTACCTAGGCTTTCTATTAAATACACGGACAGAATTACCAAGACAGAGCTGATCTTGATACGCTAAAGCATCTATGATGTCGTCATGGCCACCCTTTGGGAAGCGCAATAACTCATCGATCAAGTCTATCTGATCTGACTTTATAAATATATGGCCTCTCAAAAATCTAGGAGAAAGACCTATGATCCTAGTCT